CTTGATTAGTTTGTTTGGTTACTTTTCTTTCAGCCATTATTAACCCACATATCCAAATGTTCTACCAAGGTCAAGAGCCATATTGCTATAGGTTTCCTTTGCATTTTTAGTGTATTGCCATATTGGGTCTTGCTTTAAAGCCTTGTTAAAATCTGCAAATGTACGAGCATTGCCAGTATCTTTAACAATAACTTTACCCATCAGGTCGTTCCATGTAATAGCGGTAGGGTCAACTTCAAGTAAACCAGCCATCTGATTGCGATAATTGGAAGTTACTTCATATAGACTTTTTCCTACTTTTAAAGATTCATAAAATGGTTTATTTTGTGGGGCATCAATAGACATTTGTTTAACACTATTAATCCAATACTGAGCATCTCTACCATCCATAGGGTCAAGCAAAGATGTGTTAATGGTATTTTTCATAGTGCTATCTAAATTAATTCCATATAAGTATGCAGTTTGGTTAATCTGATTTAAAGAAGAACCGAGAACACCACCACCAGTAAAAATCAAATCACTTTTAGTTGATAAGTAATTATCTAGTTGTGAGTCAGTCCAGTTATTTTCATAAGCCTGTAAAGCAATACCTTTAAAGTATTGTGCATTATCAATTACTTTGCCAGTTATTGGGTCAACAGTTCTAGGTGCTATGCCAAGTTTTTCTAATTTAGCAGCAACAGAATCTACTTTATTTGCAACAGTTTCAGCAAATGTGGCTCTATTGCGGGGGTCATTGCTTTCTAAGAAAAATTGAATAAGGCTAGGAGAAGTATTTTGCCACCATGAAGTACCCTTAAGGTTTTCCATAAAGGTTTTTTCAGTCCATTTTTGTTTAACAGCAGTATCAAATATTCTATTAATTTCTGCTTGTTGTGTTTTATCCTCAAGGGTGCTAAATACTGTACGAAGGTATGAAACCCATAATTGTTTTGCATCTGTTGTTGCATCATCAGTTGGTGTTGAAATAGGTTTTGTAGTTGAAGCAGGTGTCTTAGTTGAGGTAACTATTGGTTTGGTAGTTGAACCTGCTGCTGCAATATACTCAGCAGAACCAGGTCTTAAACTTTCTCCACCTGGACCATAACGAAGTTCTGTGGTGCCTGTTGGTGTTGTAGTTTCTACACCTAAAAATTTATCTAAATCATTTTGTGCTTTTTCAACTTGGTCTGCAGTACCATACTCTTTTGCACGAGTTAAAGCATCATTAAGCGCATTAAGTTTAGTTTTTTCTGTTGATGTCTTTTTAGTTTTACGCCCTGCATCAACTTTAGCATTAAGTTCTGTAATATTACTTTGGGTAGTATTAAAAACTTTTAGTGCATTATTGTATGCTGTTGTATTTCTTTTAAGTCTACTTAATGCTTTTCTTTGGTTTTCTAAACTTATGTATAATTGGCGTAGTTGTTCATCAAGAGATAAAGTATTATCTGGTTTAACTGCCATTATCGTTGTGTCCTTTGAACATTTTTAGATATTTCATTATAGATAGCATCTAAATAAGAATTTTCTTGGCGGTTACGATATTCAGGTAATTCTTGAACAAAAGAGATTACAGCCTGTTGGCGACCAGCAGCATCTGTATCTGTTGATTGACTCAAGTATTTACTAATAGCCCTGCTACGCTCTGCGCCAGCAGCATTACGACCAAGCATTTGACTGTAAATACTTTGAACTGCTGCTTCAGCATCTTGAGTAGTTGGACCTGCATTAACAGTTCCACCCATACCAGCAAAAGTTTTCATTAATGCTTCTAAGTCAATTCCACCTTTAGTGCCAGTACCAGTACCTGCTGGAGTACCTGATTCAGTTTTAGGTTTATCTTTTTCCATTAAACTACCACCGTATCGTTTATAAAATATCTATTTAGGAATTGTTCAAACTCTGGACTTTCTGCAATAAGTTGTTGTCTAACTTGTTCAAAAACATAAGTTAAGTCAGCATTACTTTTTGCACTAAGTGTTTGTGAACCACCTGCCCTGTCGCGCTGTTTTAATACTGAAGCCATTTGGTCACGCAGGTCAAGATATACACTCATAGCCTTAACTACTGAACGGTCACCATTTTGTGCCATCCAATTTTTATCAGTTAAAGCCTTCTTTAAAACAAGAGCACGGCGCTCATACTTACCTCTATCTGGAGATATGTACTCTGAGTACCAGTCAAAATTTTCTTCTGCTTGAGAACGAACCCATAATTGTTTTGCACCATTGATAATATCCATACGGGGGTCACTATCAGCAACAATGCCATTTTGTATTTTGTAAGTATTAATTTGACCCATTAATGAATTAAATTGTGTCCAACCACGCTTAATGTCTGCATCGCGTAGTAATTCTTCTGGAGCACGGTTTTGGCGATAAGTATTTTTAGAACCAGGATATGCACCTTGGCGATACTGCCATTGGTAGGCTGCCTGACTAAATGTATACTGACCATCAAAATCATTAGCAAGAAACCCAATTAACTCTGGATTATCAGAAGACTCTGCTTCTGCCATAAGCCCACGGAATTTCTTTAAGTTTCTAACTGTATCCATATTAGACTCTAGGCTGCCAGGTGATTTAGAAAGACTTACTGTAGCCTCAAAGTAATCTGGGTACATTTCAAGAAACTTAGCCTCTGCCTCGCCAGGTCCGTATTGATTTAAAAATTGACGGAAAGTCTGTTGGTAAAAATCCATTTCTGGGCTAACTGCAAATGGTAAAGATATTGAACCAAGTGCACGAAGTAGAAAAAATTTATTTGTTTTATCTGTAATTTCATCTAATGTAGGCTCATCTGTTCTGCTACCAGCATTATAGTTATAGGTTTCATACCTTAACATTTGATTAAATGTACGAACATATAACGCATCTTGTGTCCACATGGTTGATAAACGGCGAAAGGCTGCTGGAGTAAATAAACTAGATGCAGACTGTGGCAGACCAGCAGGAAACAAAGGTTTAAATGCTTCTTCTAATTCTGGGCGAGCGCGTAAAATTAAGTAGGCTGGTAATACAGCATAAGGACCAAAGCCTGGATTACCAGGTTGACCTTGGGTAATAACATCTAATGATGATAGTGGTATATTTACTGACTTAAATGCGTTGTTAGCAATTTCTTGCCAATCTTTTGGTAATGAGTCAATAAATCCTTGTGGAACTTGAACTACCAAGTTGGCGTATTTACCACCAGCCAAGTCCTTAGCATCTGTAATACGATTTCCCTCTTGGTCTACAACAGTTTGACCATTAACAACTTGGGCAATAGTACGAGCAGCGGTAGTTACAGCCTGTGGATTTTCAGCAATAATACCCGACCAACGCTTAACTGTGTTTTCATAGGCTGCAAAAAATGGAAACATTAATTGCATTATTTGGCTTGATGATGCACGGCTACGGCGGACAATAGTAAACAAAGTTTGTTCTACAATACGGCGAGAATCTTCTCTTGCGCCTCTTATGGCTGAGTTAATTTCCTCTGCAGTAAGTTTATCTGTGCCTTTAGCATCAGCAATATTCTGTATGTTTGTTTTAACCTGACGATTATAATTAGATACTGCTAATGGATGACGGGCAAATGCATCTTCTGGTAATGAACCAAGAAAGCGCATAACACGGCGATTAAAAGTATCAATTAAACGCTCTTGGTCACGAAACTCTTTACTACTTGTAACAAGTAACCCATTAATGTCTGGCAAGTTTTCTGGGTTAACACCAAATCTTTCACGCAAATAATTTTGTAATTCAGCGCCAGATAAAGGTTTATTGCCTGGAGTAGCAGTGCTAAGAAATAATGCTGTTTGCTCATCAGGTATGTATAATTTTACAGCACCACGGGTAATATTAATTTTTTCTAATAAATCTTCATCTAACTCTCCACCCCGTATGGCTGTTAAACCATAAGCCTGGCGAGGAGTTGTATATGTATCATTGGCATAAAGACGACCATCTTTTGTACGAGTAAACCAATTAAGAATATCTTGGTCTGTTTCACCATCAAGAATCCTACGAACCAATGGGTCCATTATTCCTGTTTCAGGGTCACGGAAATGTAAGTTAAGTATATTTGACCAACCCTCAAAATATTTAGGGTCATTAGGTTTTAATATACTAACTGTTCTAGCACCCATGCCAGTTGAAAATGCCATTTCTTGTGAACCAATTAATGCGTTCCAAGTATCTTCAGCAGATGTGCGACCCATAAACCATGTAGCATCTTGGAAAGTATTTGGAACAGTATACTTAACTCCATTAATTGTCATTTCATTGTAACCATAACCAGTGCGTTGTTTAACAGCATTAGTTTCAGCACGGTCAATGCGAGCACCTAGCCTGCTAGAAATGTCATCAAGATAAGCATGTTCCATTGTATAAAGTTTTGCTAAATTTTCAGCAGCATCTTCAACGCCATTGTTAATCATGGCATCAACATTTTCTCTTGTGTAATAAGGAGAAACTGAAGTTTCTTTTAAACGGGCTGCTTTACGGGCAGCAGTTCTAGCAAGGCGGCGTTGTTTAGGTGTATCCATTTTAGATTCAAGAATTGGTAAATCTTCAGCAGCCTGAACTGCGCTACGCTCTTTCATTTCAGTAATACTGCGTTCTACGGCTCGTTGGCGACCAGTTTTAGCAACTGCCTCTGGTAATACAATATTAGATACTCCACCAGCACGAGCATCATCTTGTACAACTACCCGACCAAAACCTTTTTCACGCATGTACTTAACAACAGGGTCGTTATTATTACTCCAACCTTTGTCCTTAGTCCATTGCTTGTAATTATTAATACTTCCGCCAAAAGCAGATTCACGCAAATCTAATGGAACATCAGACCATTTAGTTAAATATAAAGCCTCACCATATACTCGTACTGGTACTGGTTTATTCATTTCACCTTTAACGCGAAATACTGAACGGCGAAATAACTCTGGAGTAACTTCTAAAACGCCTTCTTCGGCAAGACGAATTTGTGTAAAATCAAGTGATTCTACTTTTCGCCAACCTTTAGGTACACGAATCTCAACTTCTTTACCAGCATTTTTTGCTGCAATCATGTCTGTTAGTAAATTATCTGAAGCATTATCTAATGTAGCAGCACGGCGTTCGGATGAACGCTCACGAGCGCCAGCACGCTTGATGATAGCCTTTTGTTCATCAATGGTTTGTTGTAATAAATTTACATCCCATTGAGTTTTACCAACTCTATTTAATTCTTGTTGAGCCTTGGTTAAATTACTTTGTGCTTGTTGTAAAGTTTTACGAGCATCTTGTATACTTTCAGAAACTTCAGTAATTTTACCAGGGCGACCTGTTGGTGTTTCTAAATAATTTTCAGTTGAGTGAATTGTAAAACCCTCAGAGTAACGAGCAGCGATTGCAGGGGATGCAGATGTTGCAAGAACCTTTGCTTCATTTAATTGAAATGCTGCATCTGCGCTACCGTGATAAAGAGTTACAGATTCTAAGTCAGATAATACGCCACGAAGAGTACGAATTTCATCTTCTGCAGTTAGTGGTCCTACACCTGGAGTAAGGCGTAATTTAAATATATCTTTTTCTAAATCTCCAATGCGGTCAGCAACTGCTTTAGCAAGTTCTTTTTTACTCATTTCTATAGAACGAAGTCTGTCCGTGCCTGAAGCAAACTGATAATTAAGAGTTTGAATATCATCAATTCTGCCAGCAGAAACATTTACATTATCAATTAACCTATTAAAACCAACTTTGCGATTAGCAAAAAATCGTTTTACTGCATCTGGTCCACCTGCTGCTACCATTGCTGGTAGGGCAAAACCTTTAGCCATCATAGATAATTGTGCTTCAGTAAGGTTACGAACAGTATAACCAAGGCGCATAAGAACTGAAGTTTTAAAAATGTCATTAAATGTAGCAAGAGTACTTAAACCTTTTTTAGTTCTTAAGGTTAAATCTTCTATATTTAATCCATCTAAAAGTCCTGGTAATATACTTTCATGCGTATCAATCGCACGCTTTAATTTTCTTAAATCTGCGATAATTACAGTATTGGCTGACTCTCGTTGTAAAATAGGAGAAATAGCATTTACAACTTGACCGTTTTCTAAATAAGAAACAAAACCTTGGTTGCGGTGTTGATTAATTCTGGATGCTCTACGAGCATCAAAAACCATGTATAACTTATCCATAGTTTGTTGGTCATAGTTAGGAAACAATGTAGCCATTGCAGCCTTTTCAGCCCGTTGAATAGTGGCATTTCTTTCACCAGTAGAAATATCACTTAAGTATCTTTCAGCAAAATATGCTGCTTGGGCACCAAAACGACCTTTAGATAATTCATTAGCCTCACGCAAAAAAGCATTAAACTCAATATAAGAATCGCCATCGTTTACATTAAATACACCACTTGGTAATTCTTTAGTAAAGTAATTAACAACTTTAATTATTGGGTGAAGGCTAGTCTTTTGAAAAATTACGCTATCTGCTTCTGCAAATACAGCCTGGGCATCTTTCTTTGATTTTTGGGCAAGTTTGCCTTCCCAAGGTCCGCGACTAAATCCATATTTTAATTGACCACCAGTGCGAGTATCTGCTAATGCAGTTGCAAAACGCTGGTCGTATGATTCACTTGCTTCATCAGTTAACTTTGTAATATATGAACCAGTAGCGCGATTGTATTCTTGTGATGTGATTAAATCACCATCTGTTTTACCTTCAAGAAATTGCCGCTGAGGATGAGAAATTGGATTTGAAGCATCTAAAATAAGGGCTGCTTCTTCGTCTTTTGAAGCAATCGTTGAAATAGATTTTGGGTCACGATACATAACAGCACGGAAAGTATCTACAACTTCTTCTCTACTAGCAGCGCGACCAAACAAATATGCCATTGCATCAGGGTTTGTAACTTTCTTTTTGCGCCAGTATTTATATTGCTCACTAGCGTTACTACCAACAAGAAAGTCAATGTCAGTAAGTGCTCCACCCTTACCATCAAGTGCTTCAATAAGAATATTATCTAATCGTTCCTCAGTCATGGCAAATTTTCCAAATACAGCACGGGCTGTTTTGCCTTGAATTTGGTCAAGCATTGGAGCCTTGGCAATAATAACTGCACCCTTACCTAAAAAGCCTGCAAAGGTTAATGGGTCAACAATTACCGAGGTAGTAAAATCTCCGATACCAGAAAGAAATTTTCCTGTGTATTGGTCACGAAAGGCTGTATCTCTATCTTCTTGGTTAAAGACATCAAAACCTGTAGACATAAATTTAAGATTATTGTCGGTCCACTCTTGGAACCAACCGCTTCTATCCCCAGAGGTGCGACCTGGAGAGAGCACTGAAAGTGCTGCTTGAAACGGAGAAATATTTTCTTTTTCGTTTTCTACACGCAATGTGTAATCTGAATAAGATTCACCTGGTGCTTTAAATTTGTTATACATGAAAGGCTGGTCAAGGATTGCTTCAACACCTTCACGGCGTACTTTCCCACCAAGTTCGTATGAAGCCTCACCAGCAGCAAATAGACCAGTAACCGCAGCACGAACTGGGGTTGTTGCTACTTTAACTGTGTTCTTTACAAAGTTAACACCATCAACATACCAAGGGTCATCGTTGCTACCAGAGGTTGATAAATCTTTAATTAAACCTGGTACTCCTGTAAAGTCAACAACCGTCTTTGCCATACTGCCAAGGTTTTTAACCCAACTCATCCGATACCTTCAACTTGGCTACGGATATAACGGTACCAATTACGAAAAGAATTTGATGCGTTTGGACTTTCTGCAATCTTTGCGTAAAAAGGTAGACTTGCTGCTAACTGTGCAATGTCTTGACTATTTTGTGCACGAAGCATAGCGGGTGCTGCCATAACTTCTTCACCAGCATTTGGTCCAAGTATTCCTCCAGTATCAACACCTTCTTCTGGATATTGAGTAGGGGCATTAAGTGGGACTATTCCACTTGTATCAATTTTAGGTTCAAATGTTTGATTAGGTGCTTTTAAATTAAGAGCAGTATTCTGTCCCGACATTTTTGCTTGAGTTTGTAAATCATAAAAATCTTGTGCGCCATCAATACCTGCTGCATAACTTGCAGGTTGTCCATCAGTTCCAGCACCGCCTGTTGCGGACACCTTAAAATTTTCGTTTTTAGCCTTTGCCATTATTACCTTCCGCCATTTGAGCGTTTAGAATATTATGAGCAGTTTTCAAACTTACTCAGGTTTATTAATTACTTACTGCGTGAACCGCGAGTTCCGCTTGGATTGCTTGAGAAATATACTTTGCCACCCTTTGATGATGCTTTCTTAGCCAACATTGGTTTCTGGGTTGGAGCCTTGCCTGCTGAACCTTGGTTCTTAGGCTTCTTTCCTCCTGATAAGGACTTCTTCATTTATTCACCTCCTTATGCAACTGGTAGTCGTCTAACGAGGGAAGCCTGAAGATTAGGTTCACCTCTCTGAGTTAAACTTGCTAAAAGCGACTGAACATCTGGTCTACCGCCTGGGGTTATTTGTCCAGCAGCAACACCTTGCATACGACCTGTAGCGCTTAAACCTTGAGGAAGTTGCCCCTCACCTGGAGGGACCGCACCTGCTTGCCCAAGCATTTCGGGACTTACGCCATCAGGGGTCATCATTGCTCCAGGTGGGGGATTCTGTGGCTGAAACGCCTCAGATACCGCCTGTTCAATAGGTGTACCCTTTTGGCGTTCATTAATAACGGTAGAAAGTTTGTACAAAATATCTGATGGGTCTTGTCCTTGTGATGCAAGTGCTGGGATTGCTTGTGCATAGGATGCAATAGCCTGCTTCATTGCATCGCGTAAATCTTCGGTGTCAACCTTTTCTTCTTCTTGTGTTGCATTGAAAGAGAACGGCATTTGACGGCGTAAGAAGTCACGAGATATTAATTTATCTCCGCGAGCCTGTAAACCAAATACTAATGCACGGTTAGGGTCAAGACCTGCCATGAGTCCGTACTGGACATCTACAGTGTAATCACCATCTATATCACGAGATGGCTTGTATTTAATTGCGTATGGAACTCCATTGCGTACACCACGCAAAGATTTTTCTGTGTCACCAAAAACTGTTTCATCTACCTTAAGTGCTAAACCAATAAGTTCTACAAAGGCACGGGCAAACATTGCATGAGCAGTTTTAATCTGGGTATCAAAGCCACCCATAAGAGCCTGCACACCACGACCTGTAACAATAGAGGCATCAATGTTTCCTGTGCGTGACTCAGGATAACGAGAACCTAAACGAAGTTCTCCTTCAAGTACCTGTTGTTGAGCGAAAGCACCTGGTGGTATGTCAATAGAGAGTCGGCGAACATCTGAAGGGCGGTCAGTTCTAATAACGGAATCTGGTCCAAGGGCAATCTCACTTACATCTCGTGGGGCGACAAGGGGGGCTTGAACTGCTTTAGTAGCAGCCTCAAGTGAAAGAAGTGCATAACGAGCCTTAGCAACTTGAATTGCAAGTACATCGTCAAATTGTCCACGGGACTCAGAGTCAAGGGATGGTCGTTGAATAATACGAATCATTACTTCACCAATAGGATTTGGTGCTCTGTCAATAACTAGGTTATTGCGCTGTGGAACAAATAATATATCTTGGTCTTTATCATGGTAGCGAATAATCTCTAGCATTGTATTGGTAGAGTCTTTGTCATATAACAAGTGGGCATACTCTGGGTATGCAGCCATTAACTCTGCTAGTGATTTCTTAATTCTTTGGTACATGCCATGAACTTTGCCAAAGCGGTCAACGATTGGGTAGCAACCTACTGAATCTAAGAAACGGATTCTTGGCATATTGTTATCTAAGTCAATTTCAATCTGTGCTGGAACAAATCCGTATGACACATAACGGTCAGCAGCAGTAAACATCTGGGTTTGTATATCGGAAAAATCTATAATTCCGTTTACAATTTCCTCACGCTTATCAGCCTTCTTGCGTTCTTTTTCGGAAACCATAGTGGGTGAATTGCAGTTAAAGGCAGGAAGAGGTGCAATAACTTCAGACAAATCACGGGCTGCAATGTCAACCATATTTGCAACAATAGGGTTCTCAAAGGGACCATCAGGAAATAAATCTGGGAATACATCCCGCATCCTGCCCTTACGAACAAGTAGAACCTGCTCCATACGGGTATCTCTTTCAGAGAAAACCTGCTTGTAGCGGTCATAATTTGTTTTAATATCATCTAAAGAAAGTGCCACACTAATCCTGTTCTATGAGTATATGTCGTCTAGTTGGACAGTCATCTGTCGTGAGCGGTCATAACGGGTATGAAACATATTGATACTATTATGAGTACGGGCAAAGGAATTTGCATTTGCTACTCTGTCACGACATCCGAGTTCTGCAAACCAGAACGCCATAACTGTGTCTGTCTTTTGACTTTTTGGTGCATCTGGGTACCAAGTTACTAATTGTTCTATAAGTGCTTTAAGACCTTCAGAGGCATGGCTTGATGGAAATTCAATAAGAGCATTTCCTTCTTGCCAACCATGGAATAGTGTCGTCAGAGATGCAACCCCGAAGTTCGTATCCCATTTGTTTTGACCTGTATGGTGTTCTCGCAATGTTGCACCTCGTGACGAAAGGTATTCTCGTACCTCACGGTCCTGAGTCAACATCGTTTGGAAAGCATTTTTCTCAACTCGCCACTCAGAAATCTGATAATCGTCAGTCCAGTTTTTAATTAATTCTCTAATTTCATCTGGCTTCATGCCAGCCACATTTGATACATCTATTAGGTAACGCTTCTGGGTAGATATATCTAAACCTATACAGATGGCTGCGGTGTTGCCAGAGCCTGCTGGGTCAAGTCCAGCAATGGTAATAAGTCCATCCATACCGTTAGGTCTTACACCAGACTTGCCTTTAGGTATACGCCCAATATTACGAGCGCCGTTGATAACTCCCTTAATAGCCTCAGATGGAAATGCTGAATCTTCATGCACCTGTTGTTGTTGGTAGACCATTGCCCATAAGTTAGGAGATAATCTTGCCCTGCGTTTATGTAGCGCTTGCCCATCCCACTTGCGGTATAAACCATCTGCATCAGGTTTACCCATACCAGAGTTGGGTGGTAGATTAGTTTTTTCCCATAGGGTTACCCACTTATTAGGGTCCTCATTAAATTCTAATACGGCAGGTTGTGCGAAGTAAGTCCAAGGTGAGGACTCATCTGGGTAGCGCATGGGGTCGCGTAGTTCAGAGTATAAATCTCTTGGTCGTAGGCGAGTGCCTATAATTAAAAGTTTGCCGTTGTTATCATCAATACGGGACATAACCTCAGACTGAACCCAGTCAATTTGCTTTTCAAATTCATGGGCGTTGGTATTGTCCACACAGTCATCCATGATAATTAAATCAGCACGAGCACCGTAGATATGACCCCTTACACCTATAGCCTGTACGGTGGGGTCTTTCTCGCCAGAGTCACGAGCCTCTGAGGATAGGTAAATTAAGTCCTGCTTCCATGAATCAGAATTTTTTTCAAAGCCCCCTGGAGGTCCAAAGGTTAATTGTAGGTCCTGATATTTAGGATGTGTTAATCTGTTCTTGATGGAGAGCAGGAACTTTTGCGCCATAGCCTGTGTCTTAGACACAATCATTATTCTGATATTGGGGTTTTGGCAAATTCGGTATACGGCATAGTTGACCGTAATGGTTGTTGACTTGGCGTGCTCAGGTGGGGTGTTTACTATGAGTAAATCCTGTGCACCTTGTTCGTAGGTTATAGAGTCATGGACATCCGTAGGCTGTCTATCTTCTAATAAATCTATCCAATGCTGTTGATGTTTAAAAACTCTGGTTCCGAGATATTTTTCGGAGAACTGGGGGAAGGGTGGTACTTCCCCTCTTGCATTGCCTATCTCACCTCTTGCTGTCATAGAGCGAACTTTGTCTACAGCAATAGAAAATTCAGAGTCTACCTTTCGGTAGTACTCATAAGTCTTAACTGAGCGACCTACTGCATCCATAGCCTTCTGCACTGAGTAGCCCTGCATAAGGAAATCTATGATTTGCCTTTTTATGGCATCGCTTTTATGCGAGGCGGAGGTTATGCGTTTTCTTTCCATAGGTTCTCCAAGGCGGACTGTAGGGAGCCTTGGGCTAAAGATATAACCGAAGGGCGAAGTTCAAACGAAGCCCGTAGGTTAGGGCTAATACTAGGTGACGACCCTTGGGGGTCGTAGTTAACTTACGGAGGCTCCGATAATTTCGCCTCTCACTTATACTATAGGTGTCCAGAAGGTCCTTAGCGGACACTTCTGTCCATGTGATTTACGCCACACTATAGTAAATCAAGCATAACCGCAGGTCAGAGCCACAATGAGGGGGGCGAGGACTAGCAAAGTTATGTAAGTGGATACACATACACATACACGCAGCGCATTTAATAACCCTGGGGTGCAGACCATGCACCTCGCACATCTATTTGCAACAAGGCAAAGCAAGGCAGAGCAAAGCA